ATTTGGCACAAGTACGAAAAGATATTCACTTCAAACTACATACTAGACGATAACAATTACGGAAGGATAAACGCAGCAGATGTTTACAGCTATGCACAAGCGTATAATTTAATGGACATTGGATTGATTCCTTTAAGATACAACGAGTTCAATAGAGCAAAGTCTGAATTAAAGATGCTTGAGATGGGTGCATTCGGTTTAGGTGTAATCGTTTCGGATGTGGAATCCTACCAATGGATGAGCAAGCACGGAAAGAACTGCTTAGTGGCAGGTAAAAAAGATTGGTACAAGTCTATGCGTAGATTGATTGAGAACCCTGAGTTAAGAAAAGACTTAGGCAGTCAGTTAAAAGAAGATGTTATGAAAAATAGCAACGAAGCAATATGGCGAAAGTATCGAATGGAATACTACGAGAGTATTATATCGAGCAAATAATATATTTAAAATTATGCAAAGCAGAAAAGTAAAAATTTCAGAGGTCAAGTCAAACCCAAACAATCCAAGACAAATAAAGGATGATAAGTTTGCAAAGTTGGTTCAGTCTATTAAAGACTTTCCTGAGATGTTAGACATTAGACCAATAGTGGTTAACGCTGATATGGTCGTATTGGGCGGTAATATGCGTTTTAAGGCGTGCAAAGAAGCAGGACTGAAAGAAGTACCTATTATAGTAGCAGAAAACCTTACAGACGAGCAGCAAAAAGAGTTTATAATCAAAGACAACGTGAGCGGAGGTGAATGGGATTGGGATATGCTTGCCAACGAATGGGAAGTTGAGCAGCTAGAGGATTGGGGTTTAGATGTAGGTGGCTTTGATGTAAATGCAGCAGACATGACAGATGAGTTTACTTTGCCTGATGGGGATAAAGCACCCTTTCAACAAATGACTTTTACACTTGCAGATGAACAAGCAGAGCAAATACAAAACGCTATTGCAGATATTAAGCTAACAGAGGAATATAAATACAGCGAAACAATGGGAAATGAAAATAGTAATGGCAACGCACTTTATTTAATAATAATGCAATGGGCAGAGCAAAGGAAATAATTGTTAAAGTAATACCAAGTAAAATTGCAAATGAGTTTGTAAAGAAACATCATTATAGCGGAAAGGTAGTTCCAAATAGTGCTTTGCATTTTGGCTGTTTCTTAGACGAAAAATTACACGGAGTAATGAGTTATGGAAGTCCAACAAGCAAAGAAAGGGTTTTAGGTTTGGTGCAACCTTGTTTGTGGAATGAAATGTTAGAACTTAACAGAATGGCTTTTGATGATTATTTACCAAAATATTCAGAGAGTAGATGTATTGCAATTAGTATAAAGTTAATTAAAAAAAATGCACCACACATAAAATGGATATTAAGTTTTAGTGATGGCACACAATGTGGGGATGGGACTATTTACCGAGCAAGTGGATTTTACTTAACTGCAATAAAAGATAACAAAGGGATAGTTAAAGATTTAAAAACAGGCGAGTGTTTTCATAAAGGATTAAGCATTGCACATAACCCAAATAAAAAAGAGTATTTTAAATCTTTAGAAATATTAGTAGGTAATCAATTAAGATACATTTACCTAATAGATAAAACTTGTAAAATAACAGTCCCAATATTATCATTTAGTGAAATAGATAAACAAGGTGCAGGAATGTATAAGGGCAAAAAAATAACCCTACAAGAACGCAGGGTTAAATTGAGCGATGTGGTGGAATCGAACCCCGCCTCTAACTTGGAAAGCTAGTGTGCTACCATTACACTAACATCGCTTATAATGATACAAATATATTAAAAAAAAATAACTATGGCATACGACAGAATAAAAATTTATCAACAGGCACTTGACCTAATAGAGAAAAAGAAACTATTCTTTATTGAGGATGTGGTAACTTTACTGCCTTGTACTAAATCAACTTTTTATGATTTTTTTCAAATTGATTCAAACGAACTGAACACTATAAAAGAGGGATTGGACAAAAACAAGATTGATGTTAAGAACGGACTGAGGAATAAATGGTACAATGGAAACAACCCTTTGACCCAGATGGCACTTTACAAACTGATTGGAACGGAGGAGGAATACCATAGAATCGCCAGCACGAAGACTGAGAATAAAAACATCAATATTGAAAAGCCAATATTTGGAGGGATAAATTTAGATGTTGAAGAAAACGACAGCACAACTTAAAATCCGCAAACTTAGAAAGCGAATAAGGATAGTTAGGGGCGGCACATCTGCATCCAAGACTTTCAGTATTATTCCATTTTTAATAGAGTATGCGTTATCAAAGCCAAAGCAAGAGATAAGCATTGTAGCGGAAACCATCCCTCATTTGCGAAGGGGTGCGCTGCGTGACTTCTTGAAGATAATGGACCTGATTAATATGCTAGATGATTCTAGTTACAATAAGTCTACAATGACTTACAAGTTTAGTAATGGTTCATTCATTGAGTTCTTTAGTGCGGATAACCCTGCAAAGTTACGAGGTGCGAGAAGGGATGTACTATTTATAAACGAGTGCAATAACATCACTTGGGAATCTTACTACCAACTAGCAATAAGGACTAAGAAGTTTATTTACTTAGATTACAATCCCGTTTCTGAGTTTTGGGTGGATACGGAACTGCTGAGTGATGCAGATGCTGAAATGATAGTATTGACTTATAAAGACAACGAGGCACTTGAACCGAGCATAATAAGGGAAATCGAAAAGGCAAGGGATAAGGCATCCACATCTACCTATTGGGCTAATTGGTGGAACGTATACGGATTAGGTCAGATAGGAAGCCTGCAAGGTGTGGTGTTTGATAATTGGCAGCAGGTGGATTCAATACCTTTGGATGCTACCTTAGTTTCATACGGAATGGATTTTGGTTTTACGAATGACCCTAGCACGCTAATCGGGATATGGAAGTCAGAGGGCAAACTTTGGATTGATGAATTACTCTACCGAACCAACATGACCAATAACGACATCGGAAACTTTTTAAAGTCTATTGAGTTTGGTCGCAATGAATTGATTTGCGATAGTGCCGAACCTAAATCTATTGAGGAACTTTACAGGCAGGGATTCAATGTTAAGCCATCAGTAAAAGGGGCGGATTCAATTAAGATAGGAATAGACACCTTAAAGCGATATGAGTTAATGGTTACTAAACGCAGCACAAATCTAATCAAAGAACTTCGAGCCTACCAATGGGAAACAGATAAGGAGGGAAAGCTAACAGGCAAGCCGACAGATAGCATGAACCACTTATTAGACCCTTTAAGATATGTTGCGCTGCTTAAATTAAACAACCGACCTAGCGGAAGGTATACCATAATGAGAGCATAATCAACAAGTTAAAAAAACAATTACACAAAACTAAAATAATATATTTAATACTATGGAGCGTGAGTTCAAAGAAATAACCATCAAGGAATACGTTAGCACATTGGCACAGATGCCTTATGAAAGTGAATTAGAATACTTGCAGAGGCGTGTATCAATCATTTTAAGGCAGCCAATCGAATCAATCAAGGCTTTGCCTCATACAATCTTTATGGATTACGTAGAGCGTTTAAAAGCGATTGAGGATAACTTAAGCGGATACAAGATTAAAAAAAAAATAAAGATTAGCGGCAAGTGGTTTGCAGTTGATATGGACATAATGAAGATAACCACCGACCAATTTATTGATGCCTCAGCATTTAGCAAGGTAGCCGAAAAGGAGTTACATAAGTTTATAGCTGTATTCCTAAAGCCTATGACGTGGCGATTTGGAAAGGTAGCAGCATACGATGGCAAATCACATAAAGAAATAAGCGACCTAGTGTTTGAAAAGATGACTATGAAAGATGCGCAACCACTTCTGGTTTTTTTTTGCAAGGTCTTACGAGAATTATCTATTCATATAAGAACCTCTTTGGAGGCGGAGGTGGAGGCGATAGTAAAGGATTTGAATCCAAATGGGGATATATCGTTACAATCGATAACCTCGCAAATAGAGATGCTACAAAATGGGAATACTTCTTTAAAATGAACGTGATTGAATTTTTGAACTTAATATGTTACCAAATAGACAGGGAAGACAATGAGCGTAAACTATGAGGCACTTCTAGGCTCGATAGGTGAAGATTACGTTCCTATTGAAGATATTAAGTTTGACACCTTTATTGGGCGGTCATTGTTTAACGTGGCTAATGAACTCAGCGAGGCGTTAAAGAGTAACTTAGACCAAGTCGACTTAAGGGATTCAGAGTTAAAGCAATCAATAGTTGCCTTACCGGTAAGCGTAGCCGGTAATGAATACTACGTGGCTATTGAGGGTAATGATTATGCGTTCTTTGTCAATAGTGGGGTAAATGGTTTAATAACTAAGCACGGCTCAATTTATAGTTTTAGGACTAGATTCCCAAGTCAGCCAATGGTCGACAACTTAATGAGGTGGATAACCAAGAAAGGTATTCCGCTAGATTCAAGATATTCACAAACTAGAAACCTAACTAAAAGAGCAAGGGCAAAGGCTCAGATAGACGAGAAAAGAAAACGAGCCACAGCGATAGCGTTTGGAATAAAGCAGAACGGATTGAAGCCGACCTATTTTATAGACACCGCAATAACGGATACAGAGGTTACAAGAATGAGCAACGCAATAGCAGAGAAATTCGGCAAGCAAATAATAGTAAGTGTAGAGATAAACTTGACAAGATGATAACAATAATAGAAAGCCCTAATAATTGGCAAAACTTATTTAATGAAATAGTGATAGGTGTAAGTGGCGGGAATAGCACGCAGCCTAATTATCAATTTTTATGTGATGTAAACGTAAGTGGGCAAAGTAATCCCGTAACTAGGTTAACTTTACCTAAGCAACCGCTAGTGGGAACTGTTCAAATAAACGTGGCAGACATAGTTAAAAACTACGTTACCTTTGATTTTGGCGGATTCAACTCTACCGATATAGTGCCTTGCGTTAATTCACAAGCTAGGTATTGGTTGCAACTAGGCGAGATATACGACAATGCAAGCGGAGTGCCTGTTATTTATCCTAACCTTGCGCAGTTTGGAACAAGTGGCAGCCCTAAGCTAGGCAGCAATGCGATATTTGACTTCTTAGATTGGACTAAAACTGCGTTCAATCCTGACAAACAATTAAAGACTAGTAACCAAGTTAGCTTAAACGATAACTCATACAGAGAGAAAATAAGAATAGGTCAACAAAGATTCTTAACCTTCTTTGATTTAGGCAATGAGATATTTATAGTAGATGTTAATGTTTACAATAGTGCAGGCAGTTCAATAAATTCAAGTTCTTATTCAACTTATACCGCAGCATCAGGAATAGTATCGTTAAACATTGGGGAATCGTTCTTGACTTTTATGGGTGTATCGTTAGTGGGTGCAGCATATTACAGAGTTGACATAAAGAATAGCAGCGATGAATTAGTATTCACAAAGACCATAGATGTAGATAGTTCATGTGCCAATTACGAAATCTATCGTTTACACTGGCTAAACTCATTGGGAGGCTTTGATGCGTTTAACTTTACAATGGTAAGCACCGAAAGCGTGGAGATAGAAAACAAAGAATATAAAAAGGTTCAGGCTTTAGGGTATCAGAAAACGGATAGGCTTAAAACAAAATACTTCACAAAGCTAACTGAAAGGATAACACTTAATTCGGACCTATTGACCGATGCAGAATCAGCAGCACTTGAACAGCTAGTAGTTAGCCCTGTGGTAATGTTGGAAACAAGTTCGACATCTTATGTTCCTGTTAACATAGTGGCAAACAATTACGTTAAACGTAAGTATGAGCAAGGCAGACAGATTCCAAACCTTCAAATCAGCATTGAGTATTCATTCGATAATTATCGCCAAAGTTTATGATGCAAACCGAAATAAAAATACTTCAATACTTAAATGGTCAGGTGGTTAAAACTTTTATCCTTGACTTGTACGATAACATCCCTATTCCTGTTAACAAGTCAATTATTGATATTAAAGAACCTGAGAAAAGAAAGAGTGACTACACGCTACCAATCAAAGTGCCTGCAACGGCAAACAATAGAGCAATCTTTTCAAACAT